CTTTTTACCCCTAGAGCATACTTTTGTTTCGTGTTGCGTGGAAATAGAAATGAGTGTGCCTGCTAGAGCAGGATAACTCTTTTCCAATTCTAATTCTGATTTAAAGCCGTAGAACATGATTGCTGTTGTGGTGAATGAAGAGATCCGTTTGCGACGTCTCCCGTTCGATCCTCACATCGTCGTTCTCGTCAAAAATCTGCCCCTCTCCCGGAATCAATGCCTCCAAGCTCCATTTAGCCTGTATCTCCGCCGCGAAGTTTTCGATGGTCGCTATCTCATCGCTAGTGCCACGTTGAGGGTAACCAATGCGGCACAGCATCGTCATCATGTCTTCCGCCTTCAGCGGGGGTTCAGTGTTTTCAGTAGTCATAATTTGCAAAACCTTGAATATTCGGCGATTAGGGCAGCGTCGATCATTCCGTCGTGCGGGACGGTGCAGCGCGGTGATTTGAGCCATGTTTCCTCTGGCCATAGCTGGCGGGCTTTGGCGAGGGCGGCGGGTTTGGTATCGCCCTTTTTGCAGCCGACGAGCATTTTCTTCTGCCATTGCTGCGGCGTGATGCGGTGGTGCCGTATGCGACGGGATTCTAAAACGCCACGGATCGCGCCGTAGCTGTCCCACATGGAGCAGAGTGCTTGAGCTCCAGGCGAGTGCTTGCCGGGTGTCTCCAGCGTGACGGTGATTCTGTCGCTCAAGCTCAATTCATGCAGGTAATCCCAAACAGCCTCAGCGTCCACTTCGTTGCCCTTGCTCTTGTTACGAGTCGGCATGGGGAATGCGGCGATTGGAGCGACTCCCGCACAGTCAGAGAGGGCGACGATTCCGCCCGTGAGGCCGTTGTCTATGCCTATGTAAATGCTCATTGTGCGGCCTCCTTGTCGATGATCTCGAATTTGAGCTGGTTCGGGTCTGGGATTTGCTCCACAAGCGTTGACTGGTAGCTGGCGGTAAAGCTGAGCTTGGTGGATATAGTGTTCTTCTCCAAGTCCACGGACACTGCGATTGCTAGCTTCAGCGGCGGCATGGATTTCTCATTGGTGTTCGCCTCCTCGATGTTCTCTTTCCAAGCGGCGAGGATGTCGGCCTCGCGCTCGAAAATAAGCTCCTTGGTTTGGCTGAGGATGCTATCGGCGAATGTTTGGAATCGGTCGTTTGTGATGTGGCTCATGGTGTTAGATGATGGATTCGGTTGGTTGTTGAGGTAGTAGTTTGGCGCGGACGGCGGTAAGCTCGGCGGCGTAGGAGCGGACAAAGTCGTCTTGGGCGGCGCGGACTTTGTCCGTGAAGTCGTCCCATTGGACGGTGAGAAGCAAAGGCTCTAGCTCGGGGAAATAGGACATGAAGTGCCATGTTTTGAGACCAGTGACGGCCATGCTCCAATGGAGCTGAAGCTTGTAAGCATCTGGCAAGACTCCTTCCATGACGTAGTTGACATGTGTGTCCACCTGTGGGCATTTGATTTCCAATCCGGCGGTGTATTTATCGCCTGCGACAACTAGGCCGTCAGGGCTGCACCCGATAGGAGCTCCATCGGCTCGCTGGCAAAAACCGACCTCTGCTACCTCCCATCCTGTGCGTGCGGCAAAGGCGGCGCGGGCGTGCGGCTCTTGCTCGTTTCCCCAGTCCGTGAACTTGTTTCCTGTCCATTCCTGCGGATCGTCCATGAAGGTCTCACGGGCAAGCTTGCGCATGTAGGTAATGGATTGGGCGGAGGGCTTGCCTGTGGGGGTGAGGATTTTAGAAGCCTCTGAAGCGGTTGCGCGGCCTTTGCGGATTTTAAGCCATTCTTCGCTCCCTTGAATCATTTTGCGGTGGACTATCATTCTCCCCCCTCCTCGGTAAGTGCAATCCATGCAAGGCTGAGGGCTTTTGCAAAAGCCTCGGCTCGCTCGATGTTGCGGCGGTGCTTGAGGGCTTGGCGAGTCTCCTTGACGGGGCGGAATGCGGATTTCAGCGTTTCTGTGAAGCGTAAAAACTCCTCATGCTCAGTCTCGGATTCGATAGGGGCGACTGGTGCTGGTGCCGGCTCAACTCGGACAACTTCAGCTTCAACCCGAAGTTGTGGCAATGGCTCTTTGGCCACTGATTCCACTACTCGTTTTGCCTCTGCCTCGTCACGCTCGGCCTTTTCTTTGAGCAGCTTTGCGGCCTCCGCTTTGAGAGCTGCCTCTTTGATGGCGGCTCTGTGGCGTTCGATCCGCCTCTCGATCTCGATGATGGCCACCGTTTCTGCTAGGCAGACAAAGTCATTTTGCCCGTATGCCACTGCCTCGCCATGCTCCTCTAAGGCTCTTTCAAATAGCTCGGTGTTTACGGTGATGCGTTTGTTGATCTCTGCCACTACCTCGGTGACGGCCTCTTGCATTTTTACCAGAGAGGATTTTCCTTTGATGGCCTCGCCGATCAAATCGGAAAACTCGCGATTGCGGAGAAGAAGCGCGGCGATGCCATCGCGGATGATCCCTTCCTTTACTGCGGTCTTCTGGTCTTTCACGCGCTTATCGAGCTCAAGCCGTGTGGCGCGGGATAGGTTATGGAGGCGATCCACCTGCTCTAGTAGCTGATTCACGTCATCCATTTGGGCAAGAAATGCCGCCTTTGCGTCTGTGAGGCTTTCCTCAAATTTCTTCAGCGACTTCACGTCGGCGGCGGCTTCCTCAAAGTCCTCATCCGTCTTGAGGTCAAAACTAATCGCCTCAATCTGTGCCGTGGCATACTCGCGGAATGCCTCGAAATTCGAAGAAATGATTTCTCCTTTCACGGCAATGGCAAGCTCTAGCGGTTTGGTTGCTGCGGTCTTCATACTAAGCCCTCCTCTGCTGTTTCGATCACTTCAAAATCCTCAATCTGAAATGTGCCAGCCTGCGCGGTCTCTACGACGGTGATGCGGATTGGTGTTTTAAATTCCAGCTCCTGAAATGCGGCGGCTAGGGTCTCGGAGAATGTCACAAACTCCACGTCTTTGGAAGCGATTCGCACGGTGACTTTCCAGAAGGCTTTGCCCTCGTCTGATTGTAGGGCTTTGAGCTGCCAGAATCGGCCATCGCGTTGGTAGCGTGGTTTTTTCTGTCGGCCTTGGGGCTCGGCTTTGGCGGGGTTTGCTGGCACGTCCGGCTCTGGCGGAGGCTCGGGAATCGGCTCTGGCTGGGCGAATGGCTCAATCTGAGCGGTGCGAAGGCGGCTTTGTGGGGGGGTGACGTTGCGCGGCTCTGAAATATCGCGTGCCTCGTCTTCGTCGTGGATGCCGCCGATTCCGAAGGCGACGCGGACGCACTGGATGATTGCCTTGTTGCGAAGCATACGGCGCGGCATTTGAGACCAAGGGTCCGTATTGCGTTTGCACTCCTCGAAATACTCAGTGATTTTGATGGGGCGGCTGCGGTCTTTGAGGAAAATTTCACAGGTGGCGTGAGTTGGCGTTTTCCCGTCGCCATAGACTTCAACTTCCATGCCGTCAAAGTTCGGCTGGCGATTGGCGATTTTTAACCATCCATCTACTCCCACCATTGGGGTGATGCCACCGCCTTTTTTCGGGAATGCGTAAAGCTCTTTGAGCAGCGGATTGAGTTCGTAGGTGTTGGCGGTGACGACGAGGGCAAGCATTTCGTCATCCGTTGCGCCCTTAAATACGGTGTTTTTAAGCGTCTCATGGAGTTTAGCTGGGTCAACTTGGCAACGCTCGGCCATGAGGACGAGGGCAGATTTTGGTTTGGTGGTAACGATTTCAGTGGTCATATTTTTCAGAAATTAAAGTGGTGGAAGGAGATAGCTGCGGACAAGAACTCCCTCGCCCTTAGCTGGCGCGAATTTATCGAGCTGATGGACTAGCGAGCGGAGGAATAGGTGTTCCCGCCCGTTGTTTGGGAAAACGAGGTGGAAAAAGCCCTCCTGCTCCTCTTCGCGGTAGAGTGTCTGGTCTTTGCTGGTGTAGCTTTTCACGACGAGCGGATCTTTGAAGGCGAGCCGTGCGGGAAACAGGGCGCGTGTTTGTTTTTTGAGTGCAATCATGGTGTTATTGGTTGGTGTAATTGTGCGCGTTTTTTGCGATGCGCGCCCCCGCTTTGCCCCTGCTCGTCGGGTATGCCCGATCTGCGAGGAAATTTTTCAGAGTTGGACTTGGCGTTTGATGGCTAGCTCGTAAAGGCGCATGTAGTGGCGGCTCTCGCCCTCGTTGTGGAGGGTGAGGAGGGCGGAAACCAAAGCTCCTATCCCCGCGCCTGCGATGCCGATGCCTGATTGATCTTGGTAGGCGATGGCGGCGAAGAATATCACGCCCATGAGAGACATGGTAAAAAATAGCATCCAGCTCGCATGGTAGCGGGCGCGGTTTAAAAAGCGATCGGCTCTCGGGTTAATTTCCGCCTTGGTGTGGGTGGTTATTTCTTTGTCGGTCATGGATTTAGGCGTTTGAGGTCTCTTAGGTGGTCGATGATGTCGGCGGCTGTCTCTTTTAAGGTGTCGTAAAAATACTCGTAAAATCCGCATGCCCACTCTTCGCGGTCATGCTCGTCCTCGTAGGGGTTGAGGGCGTAAATATCGCCTTGTCTTGCTGTCGCGTAGCCTGTCTCATAGGCTGTCATTGTCTCCTCGGTCGGCTCCTCGCAGGCTGGGCAAACATGGTTAGCGGTTATCACGTAACCCGCGCATTCTGGGCAGCTCATGGGTATGCCCTCCCCTCATACCGATCGACGATAGCCATCCATTGCGAGACGCGCCCCCAGTCATAGCGGCGGCTGTGGTGGGAGACGAAGCGCACGGCCATGTGGTAAATGCTCTGCTCGGGCCTCATGCTGTTACCCCCTGAGTTTTGCCGTATTTTTTTATGAGCCAGCGAGCTTGTTGTCGGCTCGCCTGTCTGTGGGGTGATGATTAGGTTTGTCATACTAGGCGGAGGGGGTGTTCATTTCATTTCTGCGAGGATTTGCTTTGCGGCGGCCTCCGTGGCCTTGTTTTGGGTCTGGAGGTGGGCTTGTGCGAGCTCCGTGGGGGCCATCTTGGAGATTTGCTCGATGGTCATTCCGTTATGGAGTGCGGTGGCGATTACTGCTTCGGCGTATTGTTGTGCTGACATGCGCAAAGAATACGCATTGCCGAAAATAGCGCAAGAATTATTTACGCATTGCACGATTTTTTTTTATGGCTATTTTAAAGCTATGAACTTTTCAGAGCTGATAGCTAATTTTTCTGCGTCCGATATTGTCGCCGCTACTGGATGCCCTCCGTCCACGGCGTATGATTGGTTGAGCGGCCGGCGGTCTCCGCCTAAATGGCAGCAAGATTTCTGGCTTAGTTTAGTTCGTCGCCGCGCTCGTAAGAGCCGATCAGCTAGCGGCCTCGGCCTCAATGTTACTGAGCCAACCTGAACGGCTCACGGTGTGGCGGACTGTTACCACTTTCCAGCCGCCTGAAATGCCTGCGCGGAATCCGGCAAGGTTCAGGTGCATCCCTGCGATTATTTCGATGCGCCCGGGCATGGTTAGTTCGAGCGATGCTTTTTCTCGCTCGATGCGTTTGGCTGCGGTTTTAGCGGCAACTTCTGCCTCTCCTTTTGTTCTCGCGAACGCATAGACCTCTCTGAAATTGTCACTCATTATTCTCCAAATTGTGGTTTTTTGACTTCCACGTCCACCTCTTCAGATTCGCCTGTTTGGTAGTTGTGAACACGCGCTTTGACTTTGGTGACTCCTTGGCTTTTGCCTCCGATGCGTGAGCGGTAGCTGGTGATCTCGCTCGGGGTGATAGTGAGGGAGAAAGCCTTGCCGCTTGTCGTTTTCCCACCCTCTTCTGCGGAGAAAATGAGCCGTCCCTCTGCGGGTTTCAGAACGCCGCCATAGCGTCGGGCGATTCGGATCAGGAGGTTCGCGTCGCTCTCGTTGAGTTGGTCGATGTGCGGGATTGGAACATTCTTGAGCGTGTCATCTACCACCGGAGACAGTCCGCACTCGCTGGCGATTTTAGAGACGATATCCCCCACCGTTTTCCCGTCCCAAGAGCGCGTTTTCTTGCCAGAAAATGATGCGCTTCCTCCTGACCCATTCACGAATGGAGTCGAGCTTGCCGTGATGGTGATGATGTCGGGTGGCCCCTCAATACTGACCTCGTCAACAATGAACGTGCCGATCTTGGAGTTGTCGCCATTCCAGCCAAGCGAGACTTCCAGTCGCGCCCCACTCTTTGGGAGGGCGAGGCTTTGGGTTGTGTCCTCAAGCACGATGGTGATGCCGTCGCTGGTCTCGTCAACTGTGTCGGTGATGTCCATTGACACGAGCCTGCGCGTGATCTCGCCGCTTATGTCCTGCCCGTTTGCAATGATTGAAAAGCTTGGTCTCATCAGTCCCAGAGTTTGGTGATGGTTTTTGCCGCCTGCTCTGTCACACGTTCAGGGAGCGTGATGGTGATGCCAGCGGGCAGAACATGCCCGTAATCGGCGAGGCTGATTTCTCGGTTTGCCTCTAGCACCAGTTCAACGATTCCCCCCTCGGTGTCGCCGTAAAAACGGAAAACAACGTCGTCGAGAATGTCATTTTGTTTGGTGAGGTATTGAGTCATCCGAAAAGTGAGATTGCGCGTGAAACTTTAGTCAACACTCCGAAAACTCCTGTGCCGTCCCCATATTTTTTGAGGGTGAGGCTAAAGGATATGAGCTTCGGGTATCCGTCTTTGAAATGATTTTTTCCTGTTTCTTCGAGTTGCTCAATCACCCAAAGGCCATGCACGCGGCCTGTGCCGTCAACTAATGGGAGAGCGATGCCGATGCCTGCCAGCTCGCGCATTCTGGATATTTGTTCGACTCCACCTGAGAAGCCCGGCACGAGCCTGCCAGTGAGCGTCATGGTTTCGTTTTGTGGCCCCGTATATTGCAGCGCGGGGGCGAGGCCGATTCGATCCACCGCCTGCCAGTCCCATGAGGATGAGCGCGTGATTTCATCCGGTGCGGCGGTTTGCACCGAAAACCGGAATGGCCCCAATATCATGAGTGTGCTGTTCATCGTGCTGGTTGCTGGTCGTAGAGTGGTTTGCGTTGGATCTCCCTGCGGATTCCTTGCCCGATTGCTTGGCCGTCCGCTCCGGGGGCGTTCACGTTTATGTTGAAATTGTTCGTGCCAGTGCCAGCCGAGGAAATGAAATTTTGCAAGTCTGCTTGGCTGGCTTGCGCCTGTGGTTTCACGCCGAGCGATTGCGTCGGTAAGCCTCCACCTGCTAGGCTTTGCACTGTCCCCATTGGCCGCGCTGTCATGTAGCTCGGGATGTCTCTGCCTTCGCCTCCGTAGTTTCCGAAAAATCCGCCTAGCCCTGTGAGTTTTCCGATAGACTCAAGGAAGCCACGGATTTTTTCGCCAAGCATGTCGAACTTGTCGCTGATCCAGTTCACCGCTTTTTCGACTGCTGTCCTCACTGTCTCCATGGTTTCAGGAAACATTCGCCCCAAGACGTCCATTGGACCACCCGGATCAATGAGCGAGTAAATAACAAGGCCGATTCCTGCGATGGCCGCCCCTACCCATGCGACGGGGCCAAGTCCAGCTATCCATGCAGGAGCGAGGGCGTAAAGAGATGATGCAAGTTTGCCGAATGCAATGATCGTCGGCGTGAATTTTAAGGCCGCCATCGCGATGACGAGGTTGTCAAATCCGCCAACGGTCTCGGCTAGAAAAGAAATGACGCTGCCTAGCTTGCTGCCAAGGCTTGCGAGGTCGTCAATAATCGCAGGCATTTTGTCGATAAATTTCACAAGAGCTGGCACAACATTCTTTTCGATTTTTTCGGCAAACATTGTCGCGAAAGCCTGAATCTGTGGGCCATTGTTCTCAATCAGTTTCGTGAATTTTTCGGAAAGCCTTTGCAGCGTCGGCACAAACTGAATCGCAATCGTGTTGCGTAGGCCAACCATTGTGATTCCAAACATATCGAGAGCCGCCGCCGCATCTCCCGCCTTCTTCGCGCCTGCGTCGTCGAGGATTGCCCCTGTTTTTTCGCCTGCTTTTCTGAATTCATCCAAGCCTTGTTTTCCTTTTGAGAGTATGCCTGCGAGTTGGTATCCACTTTTGCCGAAAAGCTTCATCGCGATTGCCGCCTTGTCGGCTCCTTGGTAGCCTTTGAAAGCCTCGGCGGTTACTGCAAGCTGATCGTCAAGACCTAGCTTTTTCATCTTCTCGGCACTCAGTCCGAGCTTGTCCAGTGTTTCGGCTGTCGCGTCTCCACCGTCCATGATTGCCTTGGAAAACCTAGCTATTGAGGCCGTCATTTTGCTGCCTCCCACTCCCACGGTTGCTGCGGCAAACTGCCAAGTTTGAAGTGCCTGCGTGGACATGCCCAACGCCTCCGCGCTGTCTCCAATGTCATCTGCCCAATCGACAAAGCTTTTCGTGACAGAGAAGACCGCGCCGCCCAAGGCTCCTATTGCAGCGGTAGCGATAGCCGCGCCCTTGGCGACGCTGGCGAAGTCGTTAGCCATAACGCTGCCGACTCCTTTGAAGCTGTGCTTTGATGCTTCCCTGAGCCTCCCTAGTTTCTTTTCTGTCTCGCCGATCTCTTTCTGAAGCTGGTCGAGCTTTCCCGCATATTCCCCTGTCCCTTTGCTCGCGTCCTTGTAGGCGGCGCGGAGCTTTTTTAGCGTGCTTTCCTGCTCCTTGATCTTGCCTTTGACGTTGCCGAAGACGCGGCCAACCGTCGAGGACATGGTTGCACCTATTTTGAGATTTGCGGAATAGTTTTTTGCAGGCATTAGATTCGGGAGTTAGGTATCAGAAGCACCCACTCGGCGAATTCGTCGGTGGGCATTTCTGAAATTTCGTTAAGCGTCCAACTGGTGTAATTGGCGAGAGCAAGGACGGCACGCATCGCGTCATCCCGCTCTAACCAAAAAAACCCGCAAGGATTTCTTGAATGGCTTTGTAGTCTTCCAGGTCAAGTTCCCCTATGGCGGCGGGGGGTAAGCCTGCGAGCGTGGCGATGAGCGCAATCTCTTGCTCTGAATCGTCCTTGCTCCCCTTCTTGGCCTTGGTCACGTCTGCCACTTTCGGGCGGCGAATTTGGATTTCCTCCAAGGTGCCGCCTTCAAAAGAAAACGGGTGTTTAAGTGTGATGGTTTCCATGGTTTAGAGTCCGATCGCTTTGCGTTGTTCTGCGAGACGGTCAACACCTCCAATGATTCGCTTCATGTTGAGGATATCGATGTCATGGATCGTATCACCTGCGAGGGTGTAGGAATACGCGATAAGCGGGACGCGGTATGTCTTCGCTGCCTTCGATGCTCCGGCTGCTGCGTCGGTTTCAATCGAGTGAATTTTGCCAGTCATTTTGATGACGGCGGCTTTCACTGCTCCGTCGAGCGATTCCACTGCTCCACGGAATGTGAGATTGATCGCGCTAGGAGAACTCAAGAGCTTGTCCACGTTCTCATCGAACTTGGAGAGTTTGAAGGTCGCTTCTAGTTTTTCCATTCCCATATCGATCTCGATGGGCGCGTCCATGCCGCCTGCGCGGTAGTCTTCGCCTACGATGTTGAGGGATGGGAGTTGCACCTCGTCGATGTTTCCGGCGAAGTTCCGCCCGTCTACGTAGAGGTTAAAGTTTTTGAGTATGTTTGCTGCTGCGCTCATATTTTTATGCGGTTAGTTCGGTGAGGTAATCGTTTGTGAGGATCGAGGTGAAGGTGACGGTTTGCGCTGGATAGGGCGGCGTGAAGTCAAATGAGAAATACACCTTGCCCTGTGCGATGTTTGCGGGGGTGTTCAGCGTATCATCTGCCCAGCAACGCCCGCCAAGGATTGCGCCCTTTGCGGTAAGGTCTTTCAGAAAGGCATTCACGCCGTCGGAAACGTCTTCGAGGTAGGTCTTAGTGATATTTCGATCTACCGCCCAAAGGTGATTTTCGAGGATGGAATCGTTGATGATGTCAGCGGTCCGGCGAACGCTTAGGAATTGCCATTTTGGATCAACTGATTTTGTCATGTTGCCCCAAAGCCTGAAACCAGATTGGCGAATGAAGGTGGTCACGCTGCCTTGGTTTAGAATGTTCGCAAGGCTGGTGGTGTCGCCTAGCGCAAAGTCCACGGGATGATCGAGCGAATTGATGCCGAAAATCTCAGTGTTTGACGGGCTCCACCAGAAGCCGCGATCGTTGTCGGACTTTGCTAGTGCGCCTGCGGCATACGGGGCGGGGTCTTCTCCTCCGTTCACGAATGGCCAGAGTGCCATGATACGCTCGTTGCCGTTTGCGTTGATAAATGTAGTCGCTGCGGTAGCGGTGGCGGCTGTCGCGGTAGGGATACCAACAAACGCAATCGCACGGCATGAGGCACAGACCGATTTCACGTCGGTGATGTGCGTAGCTGCATTTTCCGCAACGATGATTCGAGGGGTGAAGCCAATAGTGGTTTGCGCTTTTTTAAGTGCATAAACTCCCGTGAATGCTCCTGCGCTGCCTGAAACGGACGCGGTGCGGACAACCGCCACAACTGCGCCTGCTTGCTTGAAGATAGCGGCTAAGGCTTTGCCTAGATACGTGTTTTCACCTGCCTTCTCGATCATGGATGGCGAAGTAACAAGCACGGGGACATCGAGCGGGAAGCTTGCATCTGCGCCTCCTGTAAGAGGAGTCGCGGCATGTGCTGCATAAACGCTTGCGCCTGTGGACGTTGGGGCAAGTTCAGCAATAATCAGCGCGGACGCTGCGGGAAATGCGTTTATTGCTGCGAGGACTTGAGATGCCGTCGATGTAGCTAGTCCAGTGCCACCCGTTGCTAGGCTGATTGTGATTGCGCTTCCTGTCACTGCCACAGCAAGAGCGGCGTTGTTCGTGCCTGGATTGACCGCTTCAATCGTGATGGCGTTTGCTGTCGCTCCTTGCTCTGGTTTAGCGATGTATCTAAGAGCCGCATTTGCTGTGCCGATATTGACGGCCGCTGCCGCTTCATCGCTTAGGCCGCTGCCGACAAGGCCGATGACTGAGCTAGGGACTGCGCGGATTGGTCTCGCGCCCGTATCGACTTCTAGGAGTTTGACTCCGTGTAAAAATGTTTCAGACATATTCTTTCTTTCGTTTTAGTTGTTTTCGTTGTTCATTTGCACATTAAAAATTTCTCTTTGCTTTGATGCAATACATGAGAGCGACGTTGCGGGGGCGAGTTTCGCTTTGTGAGTTTAAAACCTCTGGCGTTGTTCCTGTAAAAACTGTTCCGCCTGTTCCTCCATTAACACTTCCTTGGATGTTCCCGTTGTAGTTACCTGCTAATAAACGACCATTGTAGGTTCCAGTCCAACCACTTTTTAAAATAGCCAACCAATCATCATTTCCTTCGCTATTAAAAGCACCTGTCCCGTGAAAATGGGATTGCATTTGTCCGTTTTGTGCCGACCCAAACGTCCGCCCTCCGTCCACGCCGCGCCCTCCATCCCAGCCACGGATAAACTCTCCTCGTAAATCAGGCACGTTGAATGTCGTCACTCCATTGCCAGACGATGCTGGTGAGCCGAAGAGCGCAAACAACTCCGCATATTCTGTTCGTGATACCTCTTGCCCGTTGGCAAACAACCATGTTGGCGGCACCGCGGAACTTGAGAACGGGACGACTGCTCCAACAGGCATGTTGTCGCCGCTCGTTCGCGTGTCCACATAGGACTTAGGGGCGGCGTGAAGCGGAGAAGTCGGCAAGCCTGAAAGCGTTAGGAATCCCGTCATTATGTCGCCAGCTTTCCGAATGTATCGTTGTGCAACCCTGAGCGGGGTCATGATGCGCTGGTTGTCCGTCCCGTCGATTGCCTCTTGCTCGCTCGCGATTTCTGCCACGCCTTTGACTGTCTCTGTTGCTGGTGGATATTCAAAAGAGGTATCCCCCACCGTGATCGAGCCTGCGGGAACTCCGGTGATGACAAGATCGGCGGCGATCAATGCGACTGTGCCAGCACCTTTGGTGATGATCGGATCGGCTTGCGAATAAATCGCAACTAGAATGTCGCTAGCGGTGAAAAGTCCCACTTCGCGCACTGTGTAGGAATCGGACGAGCTATCGTTTGCGGTGACGTGGATCGTATCGGCGGCGACAACTCCGCCGCTGGTAGCTGTGAGTTTTTTGATCTCCGTTTGCAGTGCTGTTGCCGCTGTCGTAGGAGCCCACGCTGCTGAGCCAAACCCTACCTTGGTGATAGTGATCGGATTCGCGCCCGTGTTGTTTGCGTTGACGATTGCGGCCTTCCCAGCGTCGGTGAGTATAAATTCAAGTGGCATGTCAATAATTAGTTCGCCCATCTAGGCGTGTGAAAACTGTGGGGCGTAGAATGCTGACGACTCCGATTTGCATCGAGCCAGCAACGCCAAACTCGATTTCGTAATGAGAGCGGAGCGGCTTCGTTCGGTTGATCTCGTTAATCATAAACGCCTGTGCCTCAAGAGACGCATCTTGCGCAACTATCTGAATTCTGAACGTGTGCGGATCGCCTGCTGGTGTGCGGTCGAACCATTCCTGAATGTTGACGGCCACGCCTATCGAATTGAGCGCGTCCGTCACCGCTTGGCGCGTGCCTTTTGATCTCGCTGTGGAAATGGCAGATTTTATCACTGCCCGTTTTTTGAACTCAGGCCAGTTCGTGTCCCATGTGTCCACGCTCATTGCCCACGCGAGCCAAGGCAGAATATGCAATGGGCATGTCTCAGAATTCCAGAGACTTTTAAGAGGGGATGGAACGGCGGAAACTCTCCCCGCGCTTATCGCCAAAGCTCGCTCTTCCTTTGTCGCAGATGGTGGCAATAGGTCATTCATCGGCTGGCTGGCTGGTTAGGGTGATTCCAGTGCAATGCGCATACTGAGTGGCATTGATGACGACATTTGAGGCGGGGCTGGTAAGGACTACACGTTGCACGCCTGGCTGGTGCAATGCTGCGTAAATCCCTGAAAGGGTAACATCAAAGCCCACCTTGCGCACTGAGGCGATGTAGGTATTGAGGGCATTGGTCGCCGCCGCTTGCACTACTGCCGAATCGGGGCCGATGTAGGTGTAAATCTGTGCAGTGACTGCATAGTCAACTTTTGCCGCCGCCTGAACGGTGACGAGGTCTGTAATCGGTCTGATAGAAGTTGCATTCAGCGCGGCGGAAACCTTGTTGAGGAGAGCCGTTGTCGGAACTCCGTTGCCCACTCTTGAAAGCACGGAAATAAGAACCTGCCCCGCGCTTGGTGATGTCGCGGAAACGTCCAGCACGTCTGCATCGGCGGAGAGAGAATGGAAAATGTAAGCGCCCTCGGGGCCAGCTACACTGAAACCTTCAAGGCTGAGCTGGATGCGGCGGCGGAACTCTTTATCCGTCTCCATCACCGCTGCCACGGGTGGAACGGCGGCGGGATTTGCTGGCGTGGTCGTAAATCGAGCCACTCCAAACAACGCGCCGATCTGGTCAAGGTCTGCGCCGACGGCATAGGCTAGCATCGTAGCGCGTGCTGCATCGTTTACGCGCTGGCGAACGATTAGCTCGCGATAGGCGCATACCTCAAGGATTTTATAAGCGGGGTCTGATTCTACCAAAGCAGAAAAGGCAGGGTCGCGCTCCTGAAGATCGGCGAGCATAGCGGCAAGGATGCTTTCAAAGCTTAGTGCCTCCACCACGTTCGGGGCGGGTAGCGTTGAAAGGTCGATCTGCGTGAAGCTGCTCATGTTAATTCAAAAGGATTCCATCCAAAAAAACCTCTTCGCCCGTTGGAAGATAGACCGATTCTAGGTCGATCAAGACTTGTCCGTCATTGTATTTGCTCGCGTATGCTTGGACTTTCAGCACCCTGATCCTTGGCTCCCATCTACTCAGTGCCTCGGCCGTAGCTGCGAACATCTCGACAAGCGTTTGCTGATTCAGTGGGTTGTCGATTAACTCAAAAAGTCTGGATCCATACTCACGGCGCATCACTCGCGAGCCGATGGGAGTGGTCAGGATGTCACGGATAGATTGACGCAGATGGGCTATGCCATCCAAAGCCTTGCCAGTCTTCGCGTCCGTGCCTCGCATCCTTTACACTATGGGAAAACAATGATTTTAGGTCTAGCGGGGTTTTGTCCTTTTCTATGATGGCGTAGAAGTCTGCGCTCCGCCTGCTTGAACCCCGCCGTGCGTGTGAGTTTTCAACGAAATTGCTCCCGCCTTCACGTCTCCCGTGACTTCGATGTCACCGTTCAACGTAATTTTTCCGTTAGCGAAGACCATGCTTGAGCCTCCCACTCTGATTTCAAAGCTTCCGCCTGCGGGAACTTCCAGCACGTAAGAGCCTGACGCGCTCGCTGGCGCGGCGTTTGTTCCGGTGTAGATTGAGCCGGGCATGATGAAGCCTGACTCCACGTCTCCCATTGGCGAGCAAACACAAACTTGCTCCCCCACCGAAGGCGGATTCCAATCTTTCACCGCCCCCGCCCTCCCCGTCATCCAAGGAAGCCATGCTGTCGTGGCTCCCTGAAATTGGACTTTGACGCGCCCAGTCGAGAGATTCACTTCTGAGATTTTCCCAAGCCTGAAAATGTTCCCAAGCCGCCTTTGTAGTTCTCCGATTTCCGCGCTCATGGTTGTCCGCAATCGCAGTTCGTGATTTCTAGCGGTGCGCTGATTGCTGCTGCCACTCCACTTGAGACGAAGACCTCATCGGGCGTTGGCAATGGGTTGCCGTTTGCGTCGCGTAGTTGATCGGCCTCCCAAACGTCAATGCCTAAGAAGGCGGCGTGTGAGAACTCCACGCGCATCACCTCATAATCATCCTCACGCCCTGCGATTTTATCGGGAGATGCCACTGAAACCGCCGCCGCTCCTACTGAAGCCCCCCACCGTTTCCCGTTTATGTAGGTAAGCACCGAAGCCGCTAGGGATTTGATCGCCTGCTTCTTCCCTGATTTGTAATCCAGCACCACGTAAGCGTTGAAGTTCAACGTCACCGCCGTTTGCTCCGTGCCTACGTCGTCGGGGTCGTCAACCTGTATGTCCTCAAGATCGAGTAAGATGGCAGGCGTTGCGATAGCCTCACCCGGGCGCGGGTAGAAGCTTACGTTTGCTGTTGAAAATTGTGACTTCAGACACGCAAGGATCTTGCTGTGGAGCTCGTCGATGTTGACTGCTGGTTGGCTCATTTTCTTGCGATGTTCAGGCTTCCTGCGATGGCTTGAGAATCTCCTTTTTCGCGTCCCGAAACTTTGTCCAGAGCGAGGAAGAAAAACTCCACAAACTTCTCTGCCACCTGTGATTCAAAGCGGCTTAGATACTCACTACCCTTGTCATTTATGCTGTGAGAAATTTGCTGCAAAGGCGTTCGAGCTTTGCCTACCCGTTGGAAGGCATGGCCGCCAAGTTTTGGTGAAATGAATCCGCCTCGGTAGGTTGCCCCTCTTGCGCGGACTCCTTTTTTTTGCTCCCTTGCGCCAAGATATTTGACGCTGATTACATTGAGACCATACCAAAGGCGAGCGGTGGAAAACCCTTTCACTGACTGATATTGAAACTTCACGCGAAGCCCTTTTCTCAGTATTTTTAAAGGCGTGTTCGTAGCTTTTGCAAGCCCTCTCGCCCCTTCTCGGTTTGCCCATTGCCCCGTTTGCCTCACGGCTGTTCGCAAGGCGGATTTCATATCTTTCTGAAGCACTCCAAGGAGATTTTTCACCTTGTCCCAGTCGTCGAAAACGAACAAGGCCAGCATGTTCTGTGCTGCGGCTGGCTCAAATTGATTTCCTTCGATGCTCATAATTCATGCGCTAGCTGCACGATTGAAAAGCCCGTGCCGTCTGGCTGGATTTGCGTCACGGAGTATGCCTTGCCCCTCACGTCAACCATTGCCTCGCGTGGCACATTCACCACGTCGGAGGCAAGGCATGTCAAGCGGGGTGCTGTGGTATCTAAGATCGTTTCGCCGATGTTCGTGTCGGTAAAGCTATTGTCAAAAATACCTTTGCAAACAACCTCTTCGCGCCCGTTGTCTCCATGCCAAACAAAGACGATTTCCTCGTCTTCGGAAAAGTCTCGCATGAATACGCTTAGCGGGTCGCGAATCATTTTTTCTTCGGCTGCTTTGGCTCGGTTTCCACTTCCTCAGCGACTAAGTCCGCTCTGCCGTTGCCGACAAGCTCAAGTCCTAGACGTTCGGAAACTTCCACGACCGTTCCCGCCTCGGTGTGTGATCCTTCGATACCGATGTTTTTGAGTAATTTGATTTTCATGGTGATTTGATAAAAAAAGGGCAGGCAGTTTCCCGCCTGCCCTTGGTTGTGTTATGCGTTACGGAAGAGGGCGAAGGACTCCGGACGGCGGACTGCGTAGTCAACGTCTTGGAAGTTGGTGATGCGGATTCTGCCTTTATCGCTGTGGGTGTAAGGATCGACTGTTACGTCGAGGCCACCCCACATTCCAAGCAGGAAGTCGCTCCAGTTTCCGAAGAACACGTCACCTGCTCCCACTACGTTGGAAACCTGTGTGCCATAGCCGTTCACGGTATCGCCCGGCTCCCAGATTGTGCCGTCGTTACCATCGGCGAACTTGCGAGTGGTTTTGAAGCGGCCACGGATGCCAGCGTTGAATGCATAGGCCATGGAAGGCACGTCTGCGTTGTCCAGCGCGATTTGTGTTTCCATGTTCACGATCTCAGAGAAAATCGGAGAGTTCGCTGTTGCCCATGTGCCTGTGTTGATGCCAGAAGTACCAGCAAGACCAAGCGGCTGATTGCTTGCGCCTGTGCCGTAAAGACCTGCACGATCCAGCTCCAAAGCCATCACGCGAGCAAGATCGGCGCGAAGCAATGCCTCAACACCAAGCGAGCTTTGCATGAGCAGCTTGCGGGTGATTTCGGAACGTGCGGCAAGAGTTTTTGGGCGAAGCGATACAAGACCGAAGGTGACACCTGTCGGGTTTGCGGCGATGTCTTCCCCTACCCACTCAGCAGCGGGGCCAGTGAGCTGGCGCGGGATATCGATGTTACCGACAAGACCAGAAAGCTCTGAAACAACGCTCATGAGGAAAGAGCGATTGCGGAGAAGGTCAATGAAGCTTGAGCTGAGCAGGCTGGTTTGAATGCTGTTCGTGCCTGCGTTCACGTAACCCGAGGCTGTCTGTGCGCCGGTGATGACGTTACGCTGACCGACAAGAGGCTGAAGCAATACGTCAGTCGGAATGACAGTGCCACGGGCGGAGCGATGCACCATTTGATCGGCTGCGGCGCGGCAAGCTTCGATCTCGAATGCGGCTTCATCCATGAGCTTTCTGCGCTGATCCGGCTCACAGCTCAGAGCGCGGAAAAGCTTAATAAAGCTGAACGAACGGGCTTCTTTTTCAGACATGCCGATCGGCTTCGTGCCATCCACTACCGCTTTGTTACGGCTGTCTAAATGGTCAACAAGAGCGGCGCGGAATTGATCCACTGTCTGCCCTTTTTCGAGAGCGTCTTGAGCAAGTTCTGTGACTCCATACTGTTTGCCAGCGGCAATGATGGAACGGACGCGCGCTTGCTCTGCATTCACTGCCTCAGCAGGAGATTCAGAAGCATGAACGCGGGACGGTGCTGGCTCAGCAGGCGCAGGGAGCGAACGCTGAAGCAGTGAGGAAAGCTCTTCGTCAGTGGCAGTCTCAGCGAATGAGACGTTAAGCTGGCGGAGCATGGCGGTGATTTGTGTGCGATTCATAATGTTTTTGTTTGTTGTCTTCTCAAAAAGTGATCGGCCTATGCCGACGGATATGTCTGCGGGAATGGTGACGATGGAAATTTCATAAGGTTCCCATCTGTTGACGGTGTAAACGTCCGTGCCATTGTCCCGTTCTTCGGTTAGTTTAACCTCCTTGATGCGATACCCGACAGACACGTTACGCAGGATTCCGGCCTGCACGTCGCGCCATATTTTTTCAGCGTCATCGGATTCGGAGAAACGGACTACAGCTCGGCCTTTTCGATCTGCTCCAATACTCGCGGATTCAATGACACCTATGTAAGCATCATGGTCATGGTTAAAAAGTAGAGGTGCGCCTGTGCGGAGGCGGCTAAGATCGACGGATTCAGTCGAGTGAGAAAGCACTTCAATCGTGCCTGGCCATCTCTCGTATTCAATCTCAGAGGAGAACGTCAACTCAACACTGCGTTCGTCTCCGTTCACGCTTGCGGGGTCGATAGTGATGGCACGCCGGAACACCGCGCCATCGTCGAGTGCGCTTTGTTTTTTTGATTTCTCATCTTTAGGCATGATGCTGAAGGCTACTAGTTTTTCATTCTAAAAACGAGCGGGGTTTTGTCCTTTTCACTCAGGTTTGCGGGTGCTCCAGTGGCAGGTCACGAGGCCGCATCCTTTGGAGAGGCGGGAGACTTCCAGCCGCAAGTGGACGATCTCGGCTTGCGTCTGCTCGTTGCGCTTATCCTGAGCGTCCAAAAGCTTGTCTTGAGCGTTGAGGCGGGTTTGCATCACTGCAAAAATCGTGCGTCCTAAGACACCGATGGTGCCTGTGAGGCACACAAACGCGCCGACGAAGTAGGTGAGGGGGATGGTGATGGTGGGATTCATGAAGTGTGAGGGAGTAGGATGTCTGCAATGGCGAGGCAAGCGGCGCGGCGTTTGGCGGGATCGAGCATCGCGGCGCGGTCGGAATCATTGTCGATGAAGCCAAGCTCGATGAGGAAGCAGGGCTGAAATCGCATGATCGCGAGGCTCCCGTGCTGGCTCTGGCTCTCGTTTTTTGCTCCACGGTTGCGCGTGCCAAGGGCGTTGCATACAGCGGCGTTGAGGGTGGTGGCTTCCTGCTTGTTGGCGAGGCCTCGGTAAAAGGTCTCCGTTCCGCGTGGAGTGCCGTTGTGCGCGTTGCAATGAAAACTGAGCATGATCTCACCATTATAATGGCGAGCGATGTTGGCTCGCTCTGCTACTGGTGCGGGGTCTGCATGGTCGCGGCGGGTGCGGATTACCCTTGCCCCGCGCTCGCGCAAAATGCTGCGTAGCTCATTGACGTAGTCCAATGCGATGTCTGCCTCGCGCACTCCAGCGGAGACAGCACCCGGATCAAACACGCCTGCGGTGCGGTTGCCCATGCCGTGACCAGCGTCGAGGATGATGATCGGATTGCTCATATTACCAGTCTAAGGTTTCGATTAACGTTCCTAGGTCTTTTACCACAACCGTCCGTCCGTCTTCATGCTGCATCACCTTAGCCTCGCGCCCGTATTTGCATTCGTGCGCATACCATTTGAGAACTTCGGCCTCGGCGGAGATTAGCTCTGCGACGCGCTCTGTGTAATGGTCTAAAGCTGTGTAAATCGCACGCATGAGCCCGCAATCGGCGGTTTCAAAGAGTCGTGCTAACTCCTCAATGTGGTCTTCCAAGTCTAGGCAGTCACGCTGCCAGACTTCGAGGATGCGTTTGCGTTCTGCTGGCTTCATAGGTCTTTGCGGAAAAGTCTGATTCCTCCTACACGCACGGCGGTGTAAATGGTCTTGCGGGTGATCCATGGTACCCCGCAATCGGCCATCGCATCGAGAAATATACGGTCTGCCATAGCTCGGGTGAGGCTCCCGTAGTTTTTTACCGATGCTTTGGAATAAAGAAAGTCATGGATAAGCGCGGCGGGGAAGTAGCTACCGATGGGGGAAAAAATGCTCCAAAAAATCTTCGGCACGCTCGCCCCGTCGGTAAGCGTCCCGCGCGGGACTGTGATCGGCCATTTCTGGTGAGTGTAGCGGTAATCCTCCACGATGCGGAAAATGCGGGAAGAGCCGCGCATTCCTGCATCTTCAAGCAGAATTTTGTCTGGGAAGTTGCTCATGGCTCAGGGGCTAGTGGGAAAACAGGAGGCTCTGGAATCATCACCGTCACGGAGCCGTCGGCGTTGGCGGTGATAAGTGGTGGTGTGGGTAGTGCTGGCATAATGGTTAAAGTTTTGGTTAAGGGGATTAGTAATGCACTCCAGATACGTCTTGTTGGATTGCGCGGAATACATTATCTGCTGTGCCTGATGTGTTCAGTGTTGACCCGCTGTCTTGAAAAACAAAAACTTCCAAATAATCTGTCGTCCCGTTGAATGGGAGTAACCTCTCAGCAGTAAGTATGGTTGTGCCAGTAAATGGCCCTCCCCCCACCCGTTGTTCATATACCATTGCGTTGTAAGTAGTTGCTCCATTGTTTGTTGTAAGAGCGAAATACATGGCCACAAACGTATTATCAGGCACCGCATGTAACTCTACTGCCGCATGGATGTTAAACCACCCTCTATGTCTTGGTTGGAAACGTGAGGTGGCGTAAGCCTCAGCGGGGTCTAATTGTTCGTTTTGAAATAGTGCCTTTGTTCCAGCCCCCCCCGAGGGGATAGATTGCACTGCATTCGAGTTAGCAACCACTACGATGTCAATCGCTCTCAGATTTCGGTATTTGACTCCGTTTCCTCCTGTTACGGATATACCTGTCCCTGACGCATTAGCTAAGTCAAATGACGAATACCTGATATTTCCTCTTAGTAAGTTGTTAACATCGTTAATCGTTACAACTGTACTCCACCAGTTGCCAGCCGCTGCCTGTTCGATCTCCAGTGTTAAATCAACTGGAAGCCAGCTACTCGCTGACCCTGTATCCACCATATAAGTGCAGTTCTCCAGATTCAGCACACCACTTATTAGATGCGAGATATTTTGGAGTTTAAGGCCATACTTGCAAAATGCAATTGCGGGACGCTTAAATGTAGTATGCTCGCCTGGTATTATCCCGTTTAAAAATCCAACGATTTGACATGCCCCAACTTCCAAATTGATGTTATTTAGCACTTGAGGCATGAGTATCCCAGTGGAGTAACCAATCGGCTCACCCCATGTGCCATTTACTGATAACGCCAATACTGAGAAGTTATCCCCAATTGAGGCTCTTGTGCAGTTACCGAGTATTAGGCCGCTAATAGTTGGGTTTGGTGCTACAACAATCATCATGTCATCAAACTGCACACTGACGTTGTTCCATTGAGTTTGAATCGAACCAAAGTTTGGCGTTACTAGTGGCGCACCAGCGAAAACGGCTTGCCCTGGCGTGCCTACGAGGCTTGTGCAATCTAGTGTTACACCCCCAGAAGCAATTGCGGTGTAATTATCATTAAGTCGGCCTCTCGATTCTCCAATTATTCGCACTGTTCGTGGAGTCCCCGAATAGCCGCCAGCGTTCGGAAGTGTCAGCACCGAGTTAGTTATGCTATCAAACTGTCCAGAAATCTTGTATGTACCATCAGGGAAGAAAACCGTGCCACCCCCTTCATTATAACAGGCCGCGAGAGCGAGGTTAATCGCTGCTGAATCGTCAGTTATACCATCACCTTTCGCTCCGTAGCTTTTGACGTTGTAAATGCTTGGGAATAACGCGATGACCTGCGCCTGATTTGGAAGCTGCGTCGGGTCTGTGCCGAGTGCTGCGGAGCTAAAAACGGCACCGGAGTTTTGCTGAGGTCCACTGATGATGTTGCCGCCGGAGAGGTTGGCTTT